TTACTGCATTAGTACGTTCATCTCTCTGTTCATACCTAGCATCCATAAATCCCTTTTTAGAATGTTCAGAAGATACTAGTGTTAAATCCATCCTGTTAACTCCCTCTATCCATGAAGAATCTACAATATCAGTTTCAATACCAGCTGTAATTCCTATGTTATACGTGCCTACAGGTTGAAATTCACTAGGCACTGAAATATGAATATGAATATCCGGTTTCTTATGTAGTTCCGGAGTTTTTAAAATACAATTTAAAATTTGTGCATCGCTAGGATCTTTTTCATTTAATCCAATAAAAGGAGTGATGCCCCAATTAATCGGCCAAATTCTTAAATCATATTTGTCTGCTTTTATAATCGCACGTGCAATATCACGGGTACGGTCACCATATCCACTTCGAGTTAATACAGGCCCCGTTATTAATATTAATGGTTTGTTCATATTATTTTATTTTGGAATAATCAACTAAAACTCCGTTATGTTCGGGTTTATACTTATAAGACTTTACATTTATTAAATCATATTTTTTTCTAGGTTGCCAATTTTCAAAAATATAATCAATACAAGTTATCATACCTTCACTGAGTTTATCCGAAGACATTCTACTCTCTTCTCCCATGAGCCATTCTCTTCCTAACTGTCCTGCAGTTTCTCTGAAATCTGGATGTGTATCAAACCATTTTTTAATGGCTACTGCTATATCTTCAAAAGAAGTTCGGTCATCAAAGATATAAGGGGTGGGCACTGACCCCTGAATACTTCTATTACTAGGAAATACTGGTATTGCCCACAATCCGTGCTTTTTATATTTACCGGTATGGTTACTCGGAAACTCTTGAGTAAATTCAATCCAATCACCGTTATCATCTTCAAATCTCATTTGATCTTGAAGACCTCCGGTAACGTTATTAATTACAGGAGTACCTGCCATAATCGATTCTGTACTAGATAATCCCCATCCTTCATTACTTCCATTACAAATGGTAACATCTGCAATGTTGTATAAATGATTTAAAGTAACGAAATCTACCATTCTACCAGTAAAGAAAATGTTTTTATCCGGACATAGGTTTTCAATTACATCATATAAATTAGTACCATTTTCATCAATAGGTTGAGTGTGCAAAAGCAATGCACATTTATTAGCCTGTTCCGGACCTATCATATCTAAGAAAAGTTTATATCCTAATATGATATCTGGAATCATTTTACGTCTAATGTTCCTACTATTAAAAAACAATACAAATTCAATTGTATCGTTTTTAGATCCGAAAATTTCCTTTCTAAGATTTTCTACTTTAGTGAATTCTTCGGGGTGATTCACGCCATCTATGGGATAATATATCCTAGGATCTATCCCATGTGGCACGTAAGCCACTACAGGTTTATTTGCAAATTTCATAACCTTATTTTACTTTATAATTGTTTCTATAATCTAATTCAACATAATTTTCTTGTCCCAACACTTGTTTATTGAGGTTGGTAGTCTGTTTACTTATACCCATTAATAAATCACAAGAAGCGTAATAAGTACGATTCCACATTGGGAAAGGCAAGTCGTCCCAAATATTCCAATACAAAATAGGTATTTTCGTCCTAATTTCATCTTCCATATCAAACAACCAAGTGAAGAATCTAGGATCCGTGAAAATCATTAATGCATCTATTTTTTCCATAGATAAGATTTGTCTGATTATCATAGGATTTCCATACCCTTCAAAGGGAATAATACGAACCCACGGATCTTCAACTCCAGTTATATTAGATACATCACCACTAATATCCAACAGTTTGCCGTTTTCAGGATGCTTGATGGCTGCTCCTACTTGTAACCAATTATATCGGTGACACGTGTTAAATACAATCTCTTTGGATTGCGTACCAATACCTGACGGCAGCCTCAAGTCGTCAGACAATAATAAAATAGTTTTTCTTTTATCTTTAGGTAAATACCCTTTAATTTCTCGTAACATAACCTTTTATTTATTATAAATATAGATTCAGGGACAAAACCCTAATTCATGATAACATATTTTTTTTCACTCTTTTCTAACAATACAATACAAGTTTTTAAATTTTTAGCAGATGAATTTTCTTCTACTAAACAAATACAGACATCTACATAACTAACAAACATTTTATCCCTAAGTATAAAATTAAAAGGTTTATACGGTTTATTATAGAATCCTTCATTTAAAGCTGAATATAGGTTATGTGTGGTATGTGCCGGATTAAATTCTCTATATTGCAATCCCAAATCCAAAGCATATTTTTTAACATATTTTTCCGCCCCTTGTAAAGTGCCTCTACTAACTATTTCAATATCCGTACCGTGTTTTTGTTTTAATTGAAATAGTATATTTTTTATTTTTAATTTATTTTCGTAAGTATTTTCTCCTATTAATCCTATTCGTTTCATGTTTAATAATATAATCGTTTATCTGGGGGACATAAATCGTGTCTTTCTTTGAAGGGACACCATTTACAATTTTTATCCATATCACCTGCTATAGGAAAATGATCAGCGTCTTCTCTATATTGACCTTCTTTAGTAAAAGACTTTTCTACGAACTCAACTAATTTAGATACTACTTTTTTCCTAGTAACTTTACCACTCGGCGGTTTAAATAATTGAACCCTCTTTTGAGCAAAGTCAGTCGTTTCCCAAAGTTTCCTTTTAAGTATAAAGAATACAACTTCAACATTATCAACAGGGATATCATATTGCTTGGAGAAATATTCTTTATAAATAATTATCTGGGCCTTCTTTATCTCATTTTTTTTATCTTTATCACCCCAACCTCGAGTAGAAGTTTTAAAATCATAAACAGTTATTAGATTATCACGTTCGTCTAATGTAACTAAATCTATGAATCCCATCAAATAAACATTGAAATCTTCTATTTGAGATAGTAAAGGTATTTCAACCCCCAACAATCTATGATGTTTAGTAGGAAAATATTCTGTGCGTTTCTTTTTTACAAAGTCTAAAATTTCTACTCCTTCTCTATAAAATTCATCTAACTCGGTTCTATTTGAAAAATGAGTGCCGCCGTTCTTGGTAACTTCTTCCTTATAAAGAGAAAACATTTTTGTATACAACGTTCCTGCCAAATCCATCCTGTCGGCATTCTTAGCACTATCTTCAAAGGTTACAGTTAAATACTCTTGCAATACCTCGTGAATTGCTGTACCGAATATTAAATGAATGCTAGGCTCAGATAGTTTGTGCTTATCTATGTACATCAATTTCCATTTCCACGGACATTCAGTATATAATGCGAACTGAGAATACGAAATGGTTTTAGCCCCACTAGGTATAGTAGGTTTGATTTTAAAGACGCTCATTAAATAAGTTTTTTAATTTCTTTTTCTGGAAGTCCGAATGCTTCTAAGATAGTTTTTATGTGAATTTTAAATTCTGGAGTAGAATATAATATATCTAAACATTCCACGGCTTCTCTAGAACCAAACTCATAATACTTAGAGACGTACTCAACTAATTTATCAGGATACTTTTCTTTAGAATCTCCTTTGATATACTTTAAGAACATTTTCTTTTTAGGTAATATATCTAAATACAAATTGTACACTTCTTTAGGTGATAATATTCCGATAGTATATCGTTGTAATTCATTAACGAATTCAATCATATCAGGGGACATAGATAAAAACCTGTTTATCATATATGGGGAAAATGATTTCCTATCCATATCTGATAAATCACTCCATGGAGTTTTTTTATCTGTTATCCCGCTAATATGATCGAATAGCGTTAATGCTTTTTTAGTTTCTGCCATTACTAGTCGTTGAATGCAGATAAAAATTCATCTGGAACTAAATAGCACTTAGAACATTGAAATACCTGTACAGGAATGAAAGTTTCTTTTCCTGAAGGAGATAATAATGCCGATAAATGCTTGAGGATAACTCCCGGTGTAAATACTCGGTTATCGCATTCTTTACAACGCAAATCCGTCGCTTGACTTAAATCCACGTTCAATTGTTGATTTTGCATATTTTCTGTTATTTTTTATGATTTTATAAATACCGTATAAATTTAATATAATTATTACCGAACTCAAAGCTAAGTGCGGGAATATACCTCGTATAATATCGTATGTAATCCATCCCACGTCACCTACTATCCACACCATCATTGCCAATCGATATTTAGCATTAGCATTTAACCAATATCCAATTAATACTAATAATGTAGATACCCATCCTATAACCTCGTACCAAATCATTTTATTTCATTTAATATTTTAACAAACGTAGAAGCCATATGAATTTCTTTATCAATAGCAAATGAATCTTGCCATTGTGATTCAGCTAAAATTAATATAACAGCGGCTAAATGTCCTTGAGCATACGTATCCACATTTTCATATAAGAAACTATATAATGAAGTAAAGTCATTTTGATTAGCTTCAGATAATATTTTTCTTATTTCTGTAAATGCTTTTTTCTTATCATCAATAGTTAGTAACTCTAACAATTTTAATTGATAATTAGATTCAATTACTGCACTTTTATCTATTTCTAATTTACCTGAGGTTGATTGGCGTTGCAGACTATTAATTGTTCTACGAATGTCTGGATAGGTACTATTTACTACTAATACCAAATCTTCTTTTGCATATTCAATCTTTTCTTCATTAAGTATTTCTACCATCCTTACTGCAACGTCTTTTTTGGTCGGAGGCGTTATAGCAAACACTTGACACCTGGATTGGATAGGATCAATAATTTTCTCAACATAGTTACAGGTCAAAATAAATCTACAATGCTTACTAAACGTTTCCATAGCATTGCGGAGTGCTGCCTGTGCATTGGGAGTTATAAAATCAGCCTCATCAAGTATTACAATCTTCAAATCATTGAATCCTGCACTAGATGCGAATGGGATTAATTCCGTTCTAACAAATTCTACTCCTCCTTTGTCCGAAGCATTGATATATAAGTAATCACAATTAATTGCATTCGTGATAATCTTTGCAAGAGTAGTTTTACCGGTACCGGCTTTACCACAAAGTAATAGGTGAGGCACATCATTAGATGCTATGAAAGATTGTATCTTTTTAATTACGTCGGCATTTCCTACATAACCATCCAAATCAAAGGGTCTATATTTTTCAACCCACAATGTATTTTCTTTTCTTATCATTTATATAATATAATTAATTTTTTTTTCATAAACAAGAAAGTCGGGTTACGGCCCGACTTCTAAAAATAAAAAATGATACTATTAATACATCATTTCAGGTTGCGATACTTCTTTCTTCTCAGTAGGTTCTTTAGTGACTACAGCTTCGGTAGTCAACAAGATCGACGCAACTGAATTAGCATTTTCTAATGCTGTTCTAGTTACTTTAGTAGGATCGATAATACCTTCAGAAATCATATCAACATATTTATCATTCCTAGCATCATAACCAACATTAGGAATATCAGAATAATATCCCATTTCAATCATAATAGCTTCCGGATTTTTACCTGCATTCTTCATAATCAAATTAAAAGGAGACTTGCAAGCTTTTTTAATGATCTGCACTCCGATATTTTGATCTTCGTTCTCTGCTTTAAATGTATTCAATACATTAGATGCTAAAGCTAGTGCCATTCCTCCACCCATTACAATTCCTTCATCAACAGCAGCTTTAGTAGCGTGAAGTGCATCATCTACACGATCTTTCTTCTCTTTCATTTCAGCTTCGGTATGTGCACCAATATTCAATACTGCTACACCACCGGTTAATTTAGCTAAACGTGATTGGAGTTTTTCAATTTCATATTCTGAAGTCGCAGTTTCTATTTGCTTTTTAATTTCCTGTATACGAGATTCAATAGCTTCCGTTTCACCGGCACCATCTATGATAGTGCATTTATCTTTGGTAACCGTTACTACCCGAGCCTTTCCTAATTTATCTAAAGTAAGTTTGTCTAATTTCATACCCTTCTGTTCTGATACAAAAATACCATTAGTTAATACTGCTAAATCTTCTAATGCTTGAATACGACGGTCACCATACTCCGGAGCACGAACTGCTGCCACTTTAAGTATACCACGAACTTTATTCACGATTAGAGCAGCTAAGGCTTCATCTGCTAAATCCTCGCATACAATTAATAATCCTTTACCCGTCTTAGATACTTGCTCTAAGATGGAAAGAATCTCTTTTACTCCTGTGATCTTTTTATCATACAAAAGAATATAAGGATCTTCTAAAGTCGTCTGCATAGTTTGTTGATCGGTCACAAAATAAGGAGAAATGTATCCTCTATCAAATTGCATACCTTCAACTACTTCTAAACTAGTTTCGGCAGTCCTACTTTCTTCTACCGTAATTACGCCATCTTTTCCTACACGATCCATAGCAGTAGCAATTAGGTTACCAATCTCCTTATCATTATTAGCAGAGATAGTGCCTACTGAACATACTTCCTCAGTAGTGGTAATAGGCGTACTCATGTTTTCCAATTCTCCAACCACAGCAGCAACTGCTTTATCCATACCACGTTTAATTTCAACCGGATTTGCGCCTGATTTCAAATAACGCAGACCTTCGTTATAGATTGCTTGAGCCAATACAGTAGCAGTGGTAGTACCGTCGCCTGCCATTGCTGCCGTTTTAGATGCAGCCTCTTTAACCATCTGTGCGCCTACATTTTCAACAGGATCCTTTAAATTAATTTCCTTTGCTACGGATACACCATCCTTAGTAGAAGTGGGCGATCCGAATTCCTTGTCTAAAATAACATTTCGACCTTTAGGTCCTAATGTAACGCCTACCGTAGATGCTAATACATCTACTCCTTTTTTAATCTTTTCGCGTGCTTGTTCGTTTAAAGTAATAACTTTGATATCCATATTTTTAACTTAAATTAACCATTAAATCTGATTCTTTGATAATTAAATATTCTTCACCGTCTACTTCAAATGAGTGACATCCGAATTTCGGATACATAACAGTATCACCTACTTTAGTAGCGGTCGGTATTAATTGTCCTGTGGCTGAATATTGTCCGGGTCCTACAGCCACTACTGTTCCGGGAAGTGCTTTTTCTCTACCGGCATCCGGCACTATGATGCCACCCGAAGACACTTGCTCCGGGTCCATGGGTTTAATTACAATTTTGTTTTCGTAAGGTTTCATAACTATTTATTTTTTAAATATGCTGAACTTCAACAAAGAAATATGTAGAACTAAAATCAGGCCCCTTATAGGATACCGCCATTAATCCGGCGTCACTAATTTCAATTAGTGCTTCCGTTGCATCCGTATTAGCTGCTAATACTTCTTTTAAGTAATTTGAATTAAAGGATTTATAAGTGACATCACCACTACAAGTGCCTTCAATGGGCAATGTAACTCTAGTAGTATTGTTACTTGAATAACCGATAATCATTTCTTTTTTATCACCTTTACAATTAAAAGTAACATGGCTAATATCGGGCAACGCTCCTTTAGCTTTATTAAATTTATTAATAAACTCGTTATCAATTTTAATTTGTAATTGAAACTCAGGCAATTGTTTAGGTTTTCCTGCTACTGGAATTACTGATAAATCCGATAACATATATGTTACCGAAGTAGATTTATCTTTCATATTCAACGTTCTGGCGATATTATCTATCTTTAGCATAGAAATATCAATATCATCGCCGAATACTGAAAATAATTTTAGTAACTGTGCTGTAGTGTAAATACCTAATTCGGATTCTTCAATGTCAACCCCAGTAGCTCGCAATGATCCTACTAAAGTTCGATCCGAAGTTACAAAATTAATATCTACTGCATTATCAGCGCCGACTACCCATTTAACCGAGTCGATGGTATTGTTTAAGTGATACTTTTTTATCACATTAATTAATTTGTCTTTTTTCATATAACCTTTAATATAAATATTTTTTTAATTAAAATCAAAGAAAGTTTCAATCATTCCAGGTTTACCATCCGGATCACCCGTTTTACTATAACCTAAATCTGCCATACCGAACATAGAATTATATTTAGCGTAGGCGGGCTTGTATTTTTCATACACGGCCATTGGATTATCACTTTCAAACATTTCTTTAATAGAAAGACAGATTGTCTTAACTACTGGATTAACTACATCATTAATTAAATCATCATGACTTTTTAATAAAGTATTAATTGAATTCACTGCATCCATAAAGATATGTAAATTATGAGTAGTCATATACATATAACTATCAGTTTTCCAATCATAAATATCTTTATATGTTTTATCTTTACATGCAGGACAGTTATGCAATTTACAAGGCAACGGTGCATCTGGATTAATATTAGCGTTACGCGCAAAATATGCAGTCAAAAATGCACCGCTACGGAAATCAGCATCAAAATAATATCCACCGAATGTAGTCATTAATGCGGGACTCGACGAATCCGTAGATACTTGAACTTGATTGCCTGTATAAGCATTCATTACCTTTTGTAAATATTCATAGATAAAAAAGTCGTATAGTTTAGACGCTCCTAAAATATGCAAATAATGGCAATTAGGTTTTAAAAATTCTTTGTTTTTAACCATGAGTGCCAAAGCAAACATAAGGTTACTTACTTTACGGCAGTTACCAAAAGACCAGCCACTGAAATTAAAGTCTTTAACTTTACTATACCAATACTCATAAGTAATTTGATCATTGCCTTGAAGTACATTTAAAAATGCAGTCTTACCTGTTTGATTCTTTTCAAAGTATTTAAAGTTTTCTAAACTAATATCTAAGCATTCTTGAAATTTACCTTCTAATGTTACTCGAGGAGGTAAATCAAGATTCATTGCAATATCAGAATTAGCTTCTAACCATTTAAAAATAGTTTCTTTAAAAGACGGATCCCATTTAATAGCCCCCGTTGCTAATTGGAATCCTCCAGAGTCGCCTAATACTTGCACAGAAGGATCTAATCCCATCCTGTCACGCAAGTCCATCTTTTTGTAATGATGGCCTGCTGTTACAAGAAAATATTTATGTTGCCATTCTTTAGGATAATTATCCGAATAAAATCTACTAGAAACCCCCGGGTTCAGTTCTACATCTTTAGTTAGCCAACTACGACTAGCGCCCGCACTGAACGAGGGGTAGTATCGAAATTCATTAAATTGTGTGGGTTGTGCCATATTATAATGATATTGAACCTGATTTATAAGTATAATTTAATTGTACGTTGTCCGTATTTCCCGTAACCGACCATTCGATAGGATTGATTACTACAGTATCCCCATCTACTACTTCAGTAGGAGTATATACCGCATCTGAATATACTTCAGCACCATTTTCGTTATCCTCTAATACTTCGCAGTATGATAGTGAAAATACTTTAGTAAGTTCTTTTGCAAGCATTTCACAACTAGTAGATCCCAACAAATGGGCGTTTTTAGATTTATTAAAATATCTACGATGCAGATAATCTAATATATTCCTTTTAAACATAATGATTTCAATATCCCTATCATCGTGCGTGACTGCTTTTTTAGCAGTAATATGAAACATATGTCTATGCGGATATTGTAGAAAATCGACTTGAGATAATTCGTTGTGTTCAACGACCCCGGGCCAATTATGTATTGCATCTATTTGCAATGTTACTATGATGTTAGTCTTCATTTTCTTTTGTATTTAAAATATTATCTAACATTATGTCTGAACTAAAATACTCTTTAGTGAGATAATGTTTTGTATCCGTTAAGCAATATTGTTTATAATTATTCATCATATCAATAATCCGCTGCTTTAATTCTTCTTTATGTAAAGTATAAGATTTCCAATCTTCCGTCCACACCGACGGATATTTGAATTCATCTGCATACATTTCCGTATAGGACAATCT